AAAGGCTTTGCCCGTGCAGTATCGATCGCCGCTGCGAGCAGGCGTTCCCAGTGCTCAACGCGGGTCATGGTCATCCACGCCCCCAGGTGATTTCGCGATCCTGGATCGCGGTCACATATTCGAAGCCAAGATCGCCGGGATATAGGACCTGCTGGCTTTCATGGGTGTAGCGCCAGGTTCGCGCCACGGTCAGGTCGATCAACCGGCTTTCATAGCTGATGGTGATCGTGCAGGTGTCTGCGTCATCCTTGATTTCTGGAACATCGAGGCGGCCCGAGAAGGCCTGGACCGGATCGGCGATGACGCTGCCATTCTCGGCTAGAAGCCCCAGCCAAATGCGTCCAGGCAGGCCCTGACGCGCTTCATCGATGGCCATCTGCACGAGGTCCAGCGGCACGCCGGAAAGCGAGACTGCCGTGCCGCCGGCCACGACCTCTCCAGTTTCATCAATCGCCCCAAGCCCAAGCAGAGACCCAGCACCGGCCCAGCTTTGACCATTCCAGCTGACCTCTCCCAGCCCCGACCAGATCCGAACCCAGCCCGTGGCGAACTGACCTTCGAAGAAGATGACCGGTCTGAGGCTTTGATCGGCCAGCGCAGTGGCGAAGGCGTGGGTCAAATCGCGGCTCATCAGAGCGCCTCGCTGGTTAAAGGGCTTCGCGGGCAGAGATTGTAAATCGATACTGATCCGCCCGGCCGATGACCGAGGGCACTGGTGCCGTCAGCCGCAACAAGACCGACGGGGTCTCAAGGCCGAGCAGCGTGCCGACCGGCACGGAAGCACGAAGCGGCGGCACGAAGGCGAGAGTGGCCTCGCTGCCCAAAGGCGTCACATCCGCCGTCAGCTGATAAAGCCGCGTGGTGGCATCCGAACCCAGCTGGAAGAAATCCCCCGCGCGAAGCCCAAGTCCCCACCCGGCCGTGCGCAGGGTGGATGATCCCGCGACTTGGGCTTCGGTCACGTAAGGATTGCCCGCCGCCACTGGTACCTCGATCGAGGGATCGGGGAAGAGGAACCGGCCCCGCAATCCACCAAGTGCAGTGAAGAAGGCCGAAAGCCGCCGGGCATTGCCCCCTTGGGCGACCGCCATCTCGATCTGGTATTCCCACCACGACGCACCCCAGTCCTGGATCTGGGATGTCCCGGTAAAGGGCGATCGCGCTTCTGCGACCGACGTGACAAGGCGCCGCTCGAGCGAGGATACGAGCGTCAGCGGCAAGACAGGAATGGCCATGTTTTTAGATCACCTGACCCCGGCGCCGCCCATCGGCCACGCTTTCTTTGGCAATACGCGCAATCTCCGGAATGGCCGCGCGCAGTCGCGCATCAATCTGCTCGGCCACACCCATCTGCGCCCCGCGCGCGTCGATGTTCACGGTGACGCCCGCGCCAATGCTGCCGCCTCGGCCATAGTCAGCTGCCTCGCGCCGGTTGAGCACCCGTTCCCCACGCTGCAGGATCGTCGGGACCTCGTCGGGGCGGAGACCTGCCCAGGAGCCAACCGGCCCCACGGTCCCCCCTGAATGCATCCGGGGTGCCGCTGCGAAAGCCAGCGCAGGTACCGAGCGACTGTGTCCCGACAGTCCGACAATGCCGCCTGCATGCGAGACAGCCGCCGCGACGGACCCGCCGCCAAAGATGCCGGAGAGCGCAGACGCAATGGGCCCCAGCACTGCGCGCTTGAAGGAGAGAACTGCCAGGTCTGCCAGGATCGAGCGCACAAGGCCCTTGAAGTCGAACTTGCCGGTTTCGACGAAGCTTCGAAAAGCGCTTTCCGCACCGCTGAAGGCGCCCGTCAAAGTTTCGCCGAGGCCTTTTCCCCAGTTCAGGGCATCTGCGGCATAGGCTTGAAGGGACTCCGACACGGCACGCCACCCAGTGGCGATCCGATCCCCGGCGCTGCCCGCAGCCCCTCCCGCGCGCCCCATGGCCTCCGTCAGCCGATCCGCGGAGGCCGTAGCCTCATCCAGCGCGGCTGCCCCTTCTTCGCCGGTGCCCGCAACGGCGTCACGCAGCGCTCCCCAGGAGGTGAGCGGGGCTATCGCGCCATTCGCAAGATCCGTTGCAGCACGCCGGTAAATATTGGCCGTTTCCAGTGCATCGGCCGCAATGCCATCAAGGCCAAGATCGGGGGCTGTGAGCGGATTATCCTCGAACGCGTGCCGAAACGCCTCTGCTGCAGCCGTTCCGGCATCTGCGGAGGCGCCTGCAAAGGGGTTCGGGATGTCACCGAGACTGATTTCACCGATCTGACCAAAGGTGGTCTCGATGCCGACAGCCGCCAGCGCATCGCGAATGCGCCCGGTGAAGGCGTCAATTCGGCGGATTGCGCCGTTCAGCATGGCTTCGATCCCGTCGAGCATGCGGTTGGCGGCCGAGAAGACCAGATCGCCGATCACATCCGGCAGGCGCGACCAGATCTCTCGCACGGCCAAGAGTGCACCCTCGAAGGTGTTGGCAGTGGTGTTGCCAAAAGCCACGACACTCTCGATTGCCCCGGCCATGCCAGAAGCGGCATCAGCTTTCAGATCGTAGAACATGGCTGTGGCCGCGGCCCCAGCGCTTGATGCCCCCATCTTGATCCGTTCCCAGACCTCGACCGCGACGTCTTTCAAGAGGCCCATGGCCTCGCCGAAGCCGCCTGCGCCGGAGGCTAGCCGGGTGAACCAATAGACCAGCTCGCCTGCGCCAACGATCAACGCGCCAATGCCGGTGCGGATCAAGGCGCCCTTCAGCACAACGAGCGTAGTGGCCAATCCCCGCACCGACAGGGCGGCCGCCGCCATCGCGGCCACCCAGCGTCCAGCGAGGAAGGTGGCAAATGTCCCCGAGTAGATGGCCAGCCGATCAAGGTTGGCCAGTACCGCATCGAACGCCCGACTGATCGGGCTGGTGCTGGACGCAAGGGTGACAAACGCATTGGCCACTGCCTCCAGAAAAGGGGCCAGCGCGACTGCGATTCGATTGCGCACGCCCGTGAACACCTGGCCGATGCTGACCAGCGCGAGTTCCGACCGGCGCATGGCAGCGATGGCATCCGCGTCCAGCACCGCGCCAAGCGCCTGTGCCTGCGCCCCGAGCCGGGTCATCTCTGCCCCGCCGTTTTGCAGGAGCGGGATCAGCCGCGTGGCGTCCGAGGCCATGGCCTCGAGATAAAAGGTCATCTCCTGCTGACTGACGCCCGCGCGCTCGAGGCTGTCGACATAGAGTTGCAGCGCTTCCGGCCCGGAAAGCCGGGCGAACTGGTCCGCCGTCACACCCACTCTTGGCGCGATGTTCTCGAAGAAATCCGCCATCGGTCCGCCGCCCGTTTGAAGGAAATCACCTACGCGGTCGTTCACGTCTTTCAGGATATCCGCGAGCTTTTCTTGTTCGATCCCCACCGTGGCAGAGGCCGCCGACCATCGCTGGAAAACCTCCGGGGTCGCATTGGCGACCTGGCTGAGCTGGCCGATCTCGTTGGCGGCAGCAACGGTCGAGCGGGTCATCGACACGACGGCAGCAGCGAGCGCCGTGGCAGCAGCAGTCGCCGCGATCCGGGCCCGGCGCGCAAAGGCCGCCATGCGGGCATTGGCTTGTTCCATCTCGCGCGAGAGACGCCCCAAGCCGCGCGCACCTGCCTCTCCGACACCCTCGAGTTCGGCACGCACCTGGCGCCCACCAGTCGCCGAGAGGCGGACGGATACCTTTTTCTCAGCCATGTCGGTGTTCGATCTCTTCGTTTGTCTTGCGCACCATCACCGCCTCAATGGGCGGCAGCAGTTCTGCGATGATGAGGGGCGAGAGCCCGAGGGCTGCGCCGAGTTGCAAGGCCGCACCCATATCCCAGCCGAGGACAGCGCCGCCGCTCATCCCGCCGACAACCCGAACCTGTCCGCCGAGGCGCTGAACCAGATCCCAGACCTGCCAGCCTTCCAGGGTGAGAGGTTTGTGCTGGGTCCGTGGGCATTCCGCGCACATGGAGGGGCACGCCGCGCAATACTCACCGCCCCCGCCGAACTCCCAGTCGGCGAGAGCGGTCAGGCGTTTTTTTCCGCGTCCAGGATGAGCGCGCCGGCGATGTATTTCGTTTGGAAAGCCTCGAAGATCGGCCAGAGCTCCAGTAGGGCGTCGATTCCCTCGGGTGTAAGGAGCAACGGCTTGCCGTCCTCGTCGCCAACACCTTCCCAATCCTTCACGACGATGCGGGCAACGGCCTTGGCCACGATGCGCGCAAGGTCATCGTTGGAGGCGCTGGTTTCGGTATCAGCTGCTGCGGCAACGATGGACGGATCACTCCGCGCAGCCAGCATGATGGCGGTGGTCAGCGGCTCGACCAGCAGGCGGACGCCATGGCCCAAGTCAAGCCAGCGGGGCTCAGTGGAGAGGTTCAAGCGTAGCATGATCAGTATACCTCTCGGTCATTCGTCAGCGTGACGGTGCACATCCGGCCCACCGCCGGATCGCTGGCGGCCTGCCAGTCGAAGGTGGCCTGCACCCCTTGCGGTCCGGAGATCTCGATCCGGGGGCGCGGCAGATAAACAGCATGGGCTGTGACGGTCAGGCTCTCGCCCGTCGGCAGCGTGTAGGAGAACTCCAACTCGCAGGCCTCGCCATTGATCGCCTGCGTCACCAACGTCTGATCAGCGAAACGCACGACAACATTGCCGGTAAGCGCTGCGATAGACGGGTCCGCGCCGTCGATCTTGCCATCCGCCCGGATCGTCTCAATGCGGTCGAGATTGTTGGCATAGGTGAGGTCAGCGGAGACGACGTTCCCGATATTGGCCCCGTTCCGCGTAATGGCACCGTTGAAATGCCCAAAGCGCTTCAGCGCGATGTTAGCCGGTGTACCTACCGCGCTTGTCGTGGCGATGGCCTCGCCCTGTGCCACGATACTGGCCGTTGCCGTCAGCAGCCCTGAGCGCGCCATCTGCCAGTTGATGCTGTCCACCATGCAGCCGGAATACATCGCATAGCGCGGCACTTCTGGCATGCCGGTCTCGACTGAGAAGCTGGGCAGCGCCCAGTTTCCGGAGCGGAACTCATGCGTGTAGGGGGCATCGGCACCCGTTGTGGTGGGCGCGCCAAAAGCAGCCTTCAGCCAGAAGCCAAACGCCTCCGCATCGATTGGGATCACCAAATCCCCATCCGCCGTCACCGCATCCTTGATGGGCGCCTGCGGATCCCGACCGTACCCCAGCAGTTCTGATGTCTGCAGCGGTTGCTCAGCCCCCAGCGTCGTGCTGGCGAAAGGCATCTTGGTAAAGCCGCTCACAGGCGGCGTGCCGTATGTCGTCTCGAACGCAAGCGCCATCTGCGCCCGTGCCCCTTGGGCTCGTGCCATGGTGTTCTCCTAGGGTTGTAGGGGTCAGGCCAGCGGGTCGGCCGTGGAATAGTGCAAGACGACCGGAATAACCGCTGCCTTCAGGCTTGCCGCGCCCTCGACAGGCAGATCGACAGGCTGCGGGGCTTTAGCCTCAACCCATTCGCAGAGGCCGCCTAGCGTTCGGTCGGCGGCGAGCACCGTGCCGATGCTGGCGGTCAGCGTGTCGAATAGGACATCACGGTCAGGGCCTTGAACGACCGCCTCGATTTCGGCGCGGTGCTGGTAGTGATAGGCGAGCGGCGATAGCGTCACCTCGGGTTCCCCCGGTTCACCGTCGCGCAGGATCAGAAGGCCAAGAGCTGGAACGCGCTCAGGCAATACGTCACCGCGCAGGGCGGTGGCAGGAAGTTCTGAGACCCGTGCGTACAATGCTGTGAGGATTATTTCGCGCAAACTCAACGCTTGCCCTCCACCCAGTTTGCCACGATCAGCCTCGGAACCGCCGCCTGCGCGCGTTCAGCATCGCGCGCCAGATCAAGCCGTTTCGCCAGCTTCACCTGCGGCACCAACAGAAAGATCGGCACCGTTGACTTGCCTCGGCCCGTCTTGGACCGTGACGCAACGCCAAGCCCGCGACTGTTCAACCGCCCGTCAGCCACCAAGAGGCTCGGGCCGCGTCGACGAAAGACGAACCGCAGGCG